AATTTAACAGTGGGAACTACTGGAATTCAACAAGTGCGAATGATAATATTATCTGATATGCAACCTAATGGTGCAGCACCTGCAATTACAGATATATTAGTACAGCCTATTCCAAATTCACATTTGAATTTGAATTATAGAGACAGGTTTAAGATTTACTGTGACAAAACATGGGTATTTGACCCATATGTATATAATACTACGTCTGGTACAGCGCAGAATTCTATGTGCAATCAGATTAAAATAGTTAAGAAATATAAGAAATTAAACCTGGAGGTGATATATAATGGTACAAATGGTGGCACTATAGCAGATATTGCTTCAGGTGCTCTGTACATGGTTTGGATTGGCAGTAATGCCAGTGGTGCTGGTACTGATGCAGATGCAGTAGTAGCAACGCGAGTGCGTTATCAGGATGCTTAAAAATTAAAATGTATTTAAAGTTCATCAGTACTGTCCACCTCAATAAAGTCCTCATGTTCGTCTGTATCTTCTGATAGTTCGATCACCGGAGTTCCATAGGTATCTGTTCCTGGCAGGTCAGCGGTTTCTTCAAGCGGTGCCAGCAAGTACTTAATCTCATCCCTAAGCATCTGCTCCTCTCCAGGAAAACAGAAGGATGATGTAACTCTTCGTTTGAGTTGATTAATGTCTTCAGGGATATGTTCTTGTCTAGAACTGAATACAGTTCCAATTGGATCTGGGCAAGTGATGAAGATCCATTTGGGCTCCCAATTAACGAATCCTCCCTTAAATTCGACCTGCATGGGATATCTATCGAGCAATCGAAGCAAAAAGGAAAAGTGCAAGTTCTTGCTTCTGAAATCATCGAAAATGACAACAGGCTGACCGTCGTATCCATCAAACCATCTAAGACCTCCAGAACTAATCCATACTCCATCTTGTCCTCCGATATCTTGTCCAATTTCGAAAGCTGTTCTTGTCTTTCCACTTCCTGTTGGTCCATGTAACCAGTAGACATAAGGTCTTCCATCACGTTTAGGTCTAATGAGGGACCTAAGTACTGTTAGGCCTTTGAAGAATTTGACCACGGCGACAGGTTGAGTAACGGCTAATTCACGAAGTGTTTTACCATCGTGAATTTCATCCACTGCATCCTGTAAATCACTTCTTTTACCTTGTTGCGGCAGGGTGCCGTAAACGAATGGATCTGAGTCTTGTTTGCTGCAATATACAAGCGAGTCTTGCGGTGTGCCATTCATTCTCTCCAGATGTGACCTCACTAAGCCAGGCCACGTCTTTATTGTTGAGAAGGCAATCTGAGAACTGAGACAGCAAGCGCCTTGTAAGTGGTGTGTCCCATTCTCTCCAACTTCTTTCCCGATCACCATCCAGCGGATAGGTTTGGATTGTGGCAGCCCACGAAGGCTTTGGTATTCCTCCTGAGACCAGTTATTAAGAGTAAAGACGAATCGGCGAAGTCGATGACAAGAGCGCTTAGCCGTACCATTGTCCTTGTTGTCGTTGCTACGCTTCATAGAGAGGTGTTGTTCACTGGGTAAAGTCCGAATTACTCAAAAGTTTAAAATGAGTCCGAAATTTATACCCCTTCGGGATCCGTACGGATCCGTGTGAAAAAAAAAGAAAGAAAGCAGGTCAAAAAAGAGAGCCACCGAGGCAGGGTTCGAACCATGAACCTCCAAGGTGTTGGCACGAAGACTAGACAACTATGCCTCGATGGCTCTCTAGCGGGGTGCAGGGGCGGCAGCCCCAGCATACTTCCAGCGCCTTTCAGGGCGCCGTGCCGCTCCCCAGCTACATAATCATCTACGGCATGTTCTGGGGGGGGAGGGTCGCGTTAGCGACCCTCGGAAGCTACAAAATCGCCGCTCGTCAAGGCGGGGGCGCAGGGGGCGGCAGCCCCCAGCTACGACATATCGCGCTCTGCGCCCAAGCCTGCCGGGGGCGCAGGGGGCGGCAGCCCCCAGCATAGTAAGAGAAGTGGGGGTCTAGTATTACCCCCCACTTCTGAGCTGAGTACATGAGTACCCCACGTGCACACGGAATATTATTTAAAAATTTTGAAAATGTCAAGAACGCGGCCTGTCAAGCGCCAAAGGACTGGTACTGTGTCGAACATGCCTACCTGGAACTGGGCTACCGCGCCAAGGTTCAAGAGGCAGCAGCCATTGCCTAGGAGGTCAATGGTGCCCTTGGCATCCCGTGGGTATAGACCCAATAATGTGGAAAGGAAGGTTAACGACATCGTTTCTACATCGTATAATGTAAATACGACGGGATCTGTGACCCTATTATGTAACCCTACATTGGGTTCAGATTTTAATAACAGAATTGGACGAAAAATAATTATAAAGTCCGTGTATATAAGAGGATGGGTAAATGGTGAAGGTGCTGGTAATTTAACAGTGGGAACTACTGGAATTCAACAAGTGCGAATGATAATATTATCTGATATGCAACCTAATGGTGCAGCACCTGCAATTACAGATATATTA